ATTTGCGGGTTGGAACACTGATGCAAGTGGACATGGCGATAGCTATGCAGATAGAGCAGAAGTACATAACTGGTCAGCAACTGGTGAAGTCATAACCCTATACGCACAGTGGGATAAGTTAACATATAATGTTACATATAACTTAGGCATGGGCGGAGTGAAAGGAGATAATACCCCTGACACATATGATGTAGACTCTACTTGGAATTTTGGTAATCCTTCTAGAACTGGCTATACATTTACTAACTGGACGGAAAATGGAAGCGTAGTAACTGGAATAGCAAAAGGCTCTACTGGTAACAAAACCTTTACAGCCAATTGGACAGCCAATAGCTTTGTCGTACAGTTTAATGCAAACAATGGCCAGGGCAGTTTAGAGGAGCAGACATTCTGGTACGATCAGCCTCAGGCTCTAAGACTAAATAATGGAAACATTTTTAGAGATGGATATACCTTCAAGGGCTGGGGTAAGACCGCGGATGCTACTATCGTGTCTTATACCGATGGCCAGGAAGTTAGCAACTTAGCTACTGGTGGTTCTCCTGAAAGCAATAGCGCAACCATATTTGCACTTTGGGAACCTAAAACATATAAAATAGTATACGATATCAACCAGCCTGTCACGCATTATAATGTCACAGGGACTATGGCAGATAGTACATATAAATATGATACTGCAGGTCAGACACTTAGAAATAACTCATATCAGTTAAAAGGCTGGACATTTGGGGGCTGGAACACTCAGGCAAGCGGAAATGGTACATCGTATGCAAATCAGCATGCAGTTGATAATACTATGCTAACTAGTCCTGAAATAACGTTATATGCAAAGTGGAGTAAAGTAACATATACAATAGATTATGTAATGGGTGGCGGCACAATCAAGGATGGAGAAAGTGTAGTTACACCTCCAGCAACATATACAGTAGATGATGAAATAGAAATAGCTGCTCCGACAAAAACTGGATACGAGTGTCTGGGTTGGTATGTTGGCACTAATTCAACATCCACTCAAGCACCATACATGATTAATAAGGGTTCTCTTGGAAATATTACACTAACTGCCAAGTGGGCAGCAATGAGATACTTTGTATCATTTAAAGCTAACGGGGGAACTGGGGATTTACTCGAGCAGACTTTCTATTATGACCAAGAACTACGTTTAAGGGCTAACAATAAAATAACAAGAGAAGGCTATAACTTCACAGGCTGGGCAAGAACATCAGATGCAACGCAAAAACAATATGATGATAATCAAGAGGTTAAAAATCTTGCAACTGGCTTAGATAGAGATGAAATAGTATATCTATACGCTGTTTGGACTGCAAACACATATACAGTTGTGTTTAATTCAAATTATGGAGAGGGTGTAGAAGCAACAGCACAACAAGTAATTACATACAATGTTGCAACTCCATTAACCAAGTTTTCAACAATGAATTTTGCAAAACTAGGTTACTCCTTTACAGGTTGGAACACGGGTGTAACTGGAGATGGCACGGCGTATGGTGATCAAGCTACAGTTACGAGTTTAGCACCTAGTGGTGAAAAACATTTATATGCTCAGTGGAGTAAGGATGTATATACAATAACGTATTATCTGCCAGAAGACCCAACGGCATCAAATTCACCATACAATCGCACCACATATAGTGTAGATACACCTACATTTGGCTTCTATTTACCAACATGGCCAGGGCATACTTGCAGTGGTGGCTGGTATGATGCAAGTGATAACAGCCCAATAACTCAAATTCCAATAGGATCAACAGGAAATAAAACTCTATACACTCCTATTTGGACAACACACCAATATACAGTTGATTTTCAATTAAATGGTGGGACTGCCTCAAATGGTCTCCAATCAATGTCTTTCTATTATGGTGACGAAAAAGAGTTAACGCCCTTTAGTACTCTTGGGTACTCAAAGCATGGTTATAGATTTGTAAATTGGAACACTACCGGTGGTGGTAGTGGTACATCATATGAGGATCAGCAGCCTGTTAAAAATCTTACAACAGATGCTGGAGGCTCGGTTTGGCTTTATGCACAATGGGAAATTGAGTCATATTCGATAACATATGAGATGAATGGTGGGGGTACCAACCATGCAGATAACAAAACTAGTTATACCGTTGAAACAGATACATTTTCTTTATTCCCTGCAACTAGAGAAGGATATACATTTGGTGGGTGGTATTTAAATCAAGATACAACAGGAGTCCCAGTAAATGAGGTGACTAAACCCTCAACAGGCAACAAAAGATTTTATGCTAAATGGACTCCTAATCAGTACACAATTCAATATAATGCGAACTTTGGCAGTGGTAGTTTAGCTCCACAAACAGCAATTTATGATACACCGATAGCTTTGAGGATAAATAGTAACGATATTACAAGACTCGGATATAACTTTAAAGGCTGGGATGAAAACAAAAATGCAACAACTCCAACTTATGATAACGATGGAGTATCGGTTACAAACCTTGCAACGGGAGTTGATGGTGATAACCTGGTAATATTATATGCTGTTTGAGAAAGACTATATAAAACACGCCATAAACCCTGTAGTATCAAGGTTTATAGCCTGTTTATCTTTCGTTTTGTCGCTTGTTTGTCGCTTAGATCTGCAAAATGATACTTGAAGATAATCCGCGATAACGCGATATATGCTCTTTCATATTTGAACGATATTTTAGAGAATAAAATAATTTGAAAAACCACTACGATATTTTAGAGAGTGTGTTATAATAAATTGTATTGCAGTAAAAATATGTGGGGGTTATACAATGGCTGAAACTGATAGCTGGGTTGAAGCGCAAGAATTTCAAATTACATTAGACGCACAGGGCAAGATAATAGATTATCTTGATAATGACGCGCGCCGTCCTAACACGCCGGAGGAACGCATACGGCAAAAAATGGTTCAAATTATCCATCGCGAATTTGGTTATCCTGTGTCGCACATAGGCCTTGAACGCGCTATCAACATGGGACGAGAAACAAAACGCGCTGATATTGTTATATATAACACCGCCGCTTCTTGTGCAAGTAATAATCAAGGCGACATATACGTTATTGCGGAAGTAAAAGCTCCAACAATATTAGATTCCGACGGTCAGTTAAACTCTTATATGAGTGCTACGTCCGCGCAGGGTGGCTTTTGGACAAATGGTAATAAAATAGACTTTTACCGCAAAGATTTATCAACCGGCGCTATTAACCCTTGGTTAGGTATACCAAAATATCAACAAGCATGGGACAGCATAGGTAAATATAAAAAAAGCGATTTGATTGTACCTGTTGACTTGAAGTTAGCTTTTCGCCGTTGTCACAATGCTATTTATCGCTCTGGAATTGATTCAGAGGATATCGCTTTAGATATGGTTAGAATAATCCTGTCAAAGATTGAGGACGAGTCAAGCGCAAATGAAGAATGTATATTCCACATAACGCCGGAAGAATTTGAAAACGACCGTATGAAAGACGCAGCATGTGTTCGCGTCAGAAAGTTATTCAATGCGGTTAGGGATAGATACAAAGACGTTTTTTCGCCGACAGAAGAAATTACGGCGTCAAACTCGCAGTTAGCAGTTGTTATCTCGCAATTACAGCAGTATTCTTTTATGGATTCCCCGCACGACGTAATAGGAACAGCATATGAGATATATGTCGCTTCTCACCTTAAAGGTGAACGCGGACAGTATTTCACAAACCGTCTTGTTGTAAATATGATGGTGAAAATGGCCGCCCCGACGGAACGCGACATAATACTTGACCCGGCTTGCGGAAGTGGAGGCTTTATACTTACGGCTATGAATTATATTTTTGACTCTATTGACCGTTCTTCAAGAACAGCGAACGCAAAAGAAGTGTTGAAACGAAACGTCGTTCACCAGCTTTTCGGTATTGATATTTCACCTAAACTGGTGAAGATTGCAAAGGCAAATATGCTCTTGGGGAAAGACGGGCACGGCGGCATAGAACACGCTAACAGTCTTGATAAAGTGAGCAAGTTATCCGCTCGGTTCGTTGAGTTGTGCGGTTTAGGCAAGCCAAACATCATTTTAACCAACCCTCCGTTTGGTTCTGGGCATGATTTGCGAATTAAAGAGCCGATCATACTACAGCAATACAAGAACGGGTATCAATGGGATATTGGCGATGACGGTAGTTTGTCCTACACAGACAAATTAAATGATAGGCAGGGGGTCGCCCCCGAATTGCTGTTTTTAGAAAAATGTTTGGAGTGGGTAAAAGAGGACGGTATTGTCGGTATTGTTATGGCAAAGGGTCAACTTGACAATAGAGAAGCATTATCAATAAGAAAAACACTATGCCGTAATGCACAAATACTCGCAGTTATTAACCTGCATGAAGATACTTTTGAGCCTTTTTGCGGGTCGAAAGCGTCCGTCATTTTCTTCAAGAAAACAAAAAAAGTGCCCGCCGATTATCGTATTTTTATGGCAATTTCAAATAAGGTCGGGCAAACAAGCCGCGGAGAAGCTATTTTCAAAAAAGATTCAGAGGGTAACCCGGTAATTAAAAACGGGCAACATATTTTAGATGAGGACTTATCGGAAATAGCAAATAGTTATCATGATTTCACAAACGGCGCATTAGTTGAAAGTGAATTCCGTTATACCGTCGCTTTTTCTGAATTGGATTCCGATTCTCTTTCATTAAATCCAGTTCACTATTTGCCTCAACACAATGCAGCGTTTAGAAAGGTTCTTACGCTTGGAGAAAGGGAAGATTTTGAAATACACCGTCTGGGGGATTTGGCAAGTGTATTTAATGGCCCCCGTTTCAAACGTCCTTATGCCGCACTTGGTGTAACAAGCGGCCCCACAATAAGGAAATACTTTACAGGAACGGCATTAACTCAACTTAACTCCGATAATGTAAAGTATTTGGACAGCGCATTAGCAAGTACACAGGTTAAGAAACAACTTGACGCTCTTACGATTTACAAGGGATATATATTGGTTTCGGATTCAGGGACGCTCGGTAGAGTTACATACGCCCTTTCACAACATGACGGGCATGTGGCAACTAATAATTTAATTCGTATTGTTGTTGAAGATGTTTCCTTGCGCGGCTATTTGTATGAGTTCTTACAAAGTGAATTAGGGCAAAGTTTAATGTTAAAGAATGCCTACGGGACTAATCAAGAACACTTAGAGCCAGATGTGATAGCAGAAATTCCAATACCTTTGCCAAAAAATCGTGCAATAGTTGAGAAAATCGGAAATACAGTTATTCAATCAATTGACGAGTTAGAACGCTCTATAATCTCAGGGAATCGCGCAAAAGAGGTATTGCTTTCTACCCTCGATTGTTAAAGCACAAGGGGCGGTATTGAATTCCGTCCCTTTTATATTCTTTTCTTCGCATATATCGTCAAGTCGCTTTTGTACCCCTCGAACGTGTCAACGCGGGTAATATCATAGTCCACGCCGCGAAAGCGAATAATATGCCGCGTGGTAATGTCGTTCCGCCAGTTAATAACGAATAAAACTTCCTCGGTCGCCTGTACGGACATAGCCGCGTAAACCTCTTTTCCTGATAATTGCCGGAAGTATGCCCACATGGGCGGGGATATGGGGGTTAATGTTTCAATCGAATAGCCGTCCGGGTCTTGTGTGTGCGTAACGGCTAAAATCTCGATTTTTTTATCTTTCAGCTTCATAAAAATGCCCCTTTCGGCAAGCCCTCAATTCAATATAGGGCTAAATTGCGTTTATGAATTCGTTGTAATGCTCATATAACCCGACGTAACAATCCAGTAACGCCGCCGCTCCGTCAATTCGTTGTCGGGGCGATTGGTTTTTTATGGGGACAATGTTCCCGTTGCGGTCGGTCTGAATGCCTGTATTCGTCAAGCACCATTTCAATATAGGGTTGTTATTGTAAATAACCCTGTGCGCCTGCAAGTCCGCGCCTAACATTTGCATAGGCAGGGACAGAGTTTTCGCACCCTGTATGCACCTAACCATATTAAAGCCTTGCAGCGTCATTTCCTCTACAAAATACCGCGCCGAATAGCTGTCATAATAAACCCACGCCGGGAAAAGGTCGTATTGCTTGACGGTTTCTGCAAACCATGCTGTAACGTCGGAATAGTTTATCGAATTGCCCGCACATAGGCGCAATAGCCCCCGTTCAAACCATTTGTCATAAGGGATTTTGTCCTGCTGTACGCGCTCTTGCAGTCTGTCGGCGGGCAGAAAATACATTTGCGTTATGTACTTCTTATTGTCCCCGCGCTTCATAAATAGCAGGCTTGCGGCGGTTAGGTCGGTCGTGATTGACAGGTCAACGCCGCCGATGCAGTACGCGCCCCGGAAGTCGTCAAGGGTAAATGTTTCCTCGTTATTTATATCGTCAAAGGAAAGCCACGCCGTTTTTACCGTTTCCCGGACGTTGAATTCTTTGCAAAGAACGCCCGATAGTTCGTTGCGGTTCTGCTTCGCCCGCTCTACCTTGGCGGTTAGGTCGTCCAGCTTCTTAATTGAGCATAAAGCGGGGTTCGCCTTAACCCACGCTTTCGGGTTCGTCCATTCGGCGCGGTCGTCCAGTTCATAGAGGATAGGCAAAAAGCGCGGGTCTTTTATTATCCCGTCGGCGACTTGTGCCGCGTGGCTATACATATCGTCAAAAATACATTCCCGCACGGTTCCGGCGGTTGTTATCATCACAAGCAGGGGTTGACGGCGGGCGGCTTGCGATTGGCGCATAACCTCGTAAAGGTTCCTATCCCTCACGCCGTGCAGTTCGTCCATAACGCAAAAGGAACAATTCAAGCCGTCCAGCGTGTCAGAGTTCCGCGCCAGCGGTTGGAATTTGGACATTGACGGCGTATAATAAAGGTCGGTTTTACGCTTCTTGAAGTGCTTCGACAGTTCGGGCGACTGCTTTATCATGTTATGGGCTTCATCGAACAATAACCGCGCCTGCGCGTATTTGGTCGCCGTTGAATACACCTCCGCGCCGCCCTCGCCGTCAGACGTGAGCATATATAGGGCAAGCCCCGCAAGCAGGGTTGACTTGCCGTTTTTACGTCCCACAAGGAAGAAACTTTCCCGGTATTGGCGTAACCCTGTTTGAGCGTCCACAAAGCCGAACAGGGCTTGAATAAACGCCTTTTGAAAGAGTTTAAGCCGAATACCCTGTCCCGCCCATTCGCCCTTAGAGTGCTTGCAAAACCGCTCTATAAACTCAATGGGGCGGTTGGCGCGGGCTTCGTCGAACATATACCCGCCCCGAATTGAATTCGTGTCAGCCGCAAGGCGGGCATATACCGCCTTAACCCGCCTTGACGCCGCTATCTCGCCGGACTGGATTTTTGCGTTGTATTCGGTGATGTAGTTCATATTACAAGCAGTCCGCGCCCGTCCTCGTCATAGGGCGACGGCGTGTTAAACTCTTTGAGCGGGTCAACCTCGGCGGCGTTTTCGGCTTCAACCTCTTTGACAAGGTTCAAATAATGCTTGGTCGCGTCGTTATAGGTTTTTGACAAGGCGCGGTATTGAGAGGTAAAACCGTTTGTTTCGCGCTCTTTTTCAATCTCCTGTGCAAGTTCGCCTATTTCATTGCATAGCGCATTTATGATAGCTGCGCGCTCGTTTTCATACTTGATTTTCATAATGGCTGCTCCTTTCTGATTTCGCCCTCCGGCGTAAATTCAAGCCCGTTGCATACCGCGCCGCCCGCGCTGAAATGCTCGGTATTGTGACAATTCAGACAGAGGGCTTCAAGATGAGCGGCGTTGAGCGTGATTTCCGGGTCTGTGATATTGGCGGCGGTTATGTGCGTCTTATGGTGTGCTATGTCGGCGGGCTTGCCGCAACGCTCGCATATATAGGACTTGGACGACATAAACGCCCTTGAAAGCCGTTTCCACGCGCGGGAATGATAGAATTGCTCTTGCGTCATAATATCGCCCTTTCTGCGCTCAACGCCTTTAACAGGCAGTCTATGACGCGCTGTAATTTGTCCGTATCGGCGTTTTCGCCGTAATACCATTGTTGCAGGATAAACCGCGCCGCCGTCCGTGCCACGGGGGAATAGTCCCCCATGGCAACGTAACCCGTTGTTTCGGTCAAGTAGGGCGGTATCGCTTGGATAAGCGGGTAAATGATTTCGTCGTTGTCCGTCCCGTCTATCCGTAAAATGTCGCGGGCTTCGTCTATATTGAAAATCATGGTCTTAACCTCCGTTCAAAGGGTGTCCGCTATTAGCGGCTCCCTTATGCCGCGTCAACCTCGATTTTGACAAACGCGCCGGGGACAATGGGCTTGCCGTCGGCGATACACAAAGCGCGGTAGTCGATAAGCCCGGACGTAAAGCCGCTTTCCCGGCTAACCTCAACCGCCACGCCCTCGGGGACATTCACGCCGTAATAGCGGAAGTTTCCGAAAAGCACCGTTCCCGCCGGGATATTGTCGTCAAGTACGATTTCAAACCCGAACAGGCGATGAACGCCGCCGCGCTCGTTGTCGGTAAACATATAGTCGCCCTCGCCGTTTTTGAGCGGGTACACCTGCCCGAAAAGGGTTGCTGTGGACATTGCGAATTTTGCGCCGCCCGCATAGCCTGCGGGAAGTTTGGCGATTGCCGCAAGCAGATTGTCGGCGGTTAGGCTTGCCGTTTCAATGCTGTTGGTCGTGTCCCATGTAATGCCGGGTAAAATGCCTGTGGGTTGTCCTGCCCCTGCGCCTGTGCCGCTCACGATAGCCGCATTTATCGCGTCGGAAATGCTGTTTTTGAGTTCCTGCGTCAGGTAGCTTTCAAACGCCGCGATTTCCATACGCTTCACCGCTGCCGACATAGACAGGATTTTAATAAGTTCGCGCCCGGTGAATGTTACCGCCGTTGCTGTTACGCTCTTGCGCTCAACCGCCGCGCCCTCGGTGTGCCAGCTTGCCGCGTCTGTGGGTGTTCCCACGGGTACGGACAGGTTGGACGGAACATTGAACAGGCGTATTTCGTTGAACAAACCGCCCACGGGTCGCGCTTGTGATATAACCTCGTTAAGGGTCTGCATGGGGATAACCGCCGCCGAATTAGACAGCGTGTTGAACGTGTCAGAGCGTTTTTCTGCCTGCGCCGCCTGATATGCGCGGGTTTCTCCGTCGGTCAGTTCCTTTCCCAAAAGGGACTTGAAAAATGCCGTGCGATATTCGGGGGTCGCGTGGGTGTCGGGATTGCTTGCGCCCTTTTCAAGGCTTGCGGTAATAGGGTTAAACATTTCTTTTTCCTCCTGCTTTTCGGCTCTCGCCGTGATTTTTGTTTGCGGGTATGCCGCCCGCGTTACTGCTGAAATTTCATATACCTTGCCGATTTTGGTAACTGTCCGGGTTTTGGTCTGGTCGTTATATTCGCTTTCGGCAATATCGAACATAAACGACATTTGCGCTATGTCCCCGCGCTTGATTGCGGTATGCAATTCGCGCCCGCGCTCCGTGTCGGGTAGGGTTGCGGTCATTGCAAGCCCTTTTTCCGTGACTGTGAGCGTCATTGTTTCGGGGCTTCTCGCAAGGGGGATTGACTGGTTATCGTGATTGACTTGTAACGTGATGTTTGACAAGTCCACGCCGTCAAGCGCGGTACGGGCTATAACCTCCGTAATGTCCCCGATTTGGGCGGGTTGGTCAAACACGATAGGCAAGCCCTCCACGATTAAAGGCTTGTCGCTGTCCGCGTGGACGTTATACGCCCGTGTTTGCTGTTTCATTTTCTGATACCTCGCTTTCAAGTTGATATTGGTTTGCTTTATCCGCTGATACATAATTTAAGGACTGCAAGCGTTTATCGCCGTCAGGGACAGGCGGCAGGGCTAACAATTTACGCGCTTCGTTGAGCGTCATTAACCCTAACGGGGCGGCTTCGTGCAATAGCTTTATCTTGGTCGCCGCGCTGGAAAATTCCAGCCGTTCAGCCGTGAACGTGATTTCTGCGCCCGCCTTGCGTGTAAATTCCTGCGACAGTTGCAAGGCGAACGGTTCAATAACGCTTTCATAGAACGCGCTAAATTCGTCCTCGCTATAACTGCCGGATACGATTTTCGGGCTAATGCCTAAATAGTCGTATATTTGGCGGTTCACGGCTTCTATTTGCTCCTGCGGTATGGTGTAGGGCGTTGTGTTGGTCGGGATAAAGTCAAAGCGCTGGTCGGTCGCCGCACGCCGCCGGAATTGGTCGGGTTGAAATAGTCGGCGACAAACTGTTCCTTTTCCCGGCGTACCTGCTCGGGATTGACAAGCGACGTAAATTTGAGAACGCCCCGAATGTTCACGCCGTTTTTGACGCTTGCGGCTATACCTTGGTTGAGCGTCTGCGCCGTGTCCAATAGCGGGAATAACGGCGCGTTACCGTCGCCTAAAAGGTCATTGCCGTAAAAGTGGCGGCGCAAGTGGACTATATCGCCATATGGGAAAGTCGCCTGCTTGCCGTCATGGAAAAGGCAGGTCATGTATAACTGCCCGTCCGTGCCGGGGGTAAATTCCACGCTTGACGGCGTGAGGGGGTACACATTGCGGATACCCCTTTGCTCGCGTTGCAGCAGGATAAAGGCATTGTTGCTTGTGAAGTATGCCGCCGCCGTTTTACTGAGCAGGTCATACGGGGTCATGTACTCGTTCGGGGTTGCATGGAGCAGGATTTCAAGCCCCTTGTCATCGCTGTGCGCCGTGAGCTTTCCGGCGTGTCTGCCGATTGCGTCAACCGCCGCCCGGAATGTCGCGCTTGCGTATGCCGTGCCGGAAAAGGCGGTAAAGCTGTTATTTATTTCGATTACCGCGCGTCGCTCCTGCTGCTTGGGTCTGAACAGGTTGGATAAGATACCCATTTATTGAAAACCTCCTTTCGCGGTTGCTGTTCTGTGAAAACTTTTTGTCCATGCGGGGGAAAAGTAAGCCCCGACGTCGGTGTTCTTCCGCTCGGTTTTTCCCGTCAAAAGGGGGGTGACGATGAATGACGCTCATTTACAAAACCTCTCTTACGGGGACGCTTTTTTACATTTTGAAAACTCTTGTATTTCATCGTCATTGGTCGTCACACTCCCCATGCCGTAAGGGTTAGCCCCATGGTGTCGGCTCGTCCACTTCGGCGAATTCCGACTTTACGCGCAAACCGTATATAAACGCCCCTAAGCGCGTTTTACGGGTTTCATAGCCCGCCGTCGTTAATGCGGTTTTGAAGTCTGCAAGGCTGCGGCGATAGTCGCCCGTGCTGTCACAATAAGTTTTGTAGCGTTGATACAGTTCGCCGGACTTTTGCGAATAGCCGCTGTCAATTTCGCATTCCTCGGCAAGGAAATTATCAAGCCAATCGTTATTTGCGCGATATGCACCGATTGCCGCTTTGACGCACTCCGGCATTTCGATTTTGTAGTTGTTTGCGATGAAGCGACGCGCCCCCTCGATTATCCACGCAAGGACAGCACCGCCCGCATGGTTGAACAGATAATCGGCGTAATTAAGGACTTCGCCTTTCATGCCCCGGAAATTGGCGTTGAACGGAATTGTAACAAGCCTGTCCCATGTGCCTTTATCAGTCGTTCCGACTTTAGGTAAATGGTTTGTGTATAGCACTACGGTATGCGACGGGGTGAAAGTGAACGGGTCTTTATATTTCTTTTCCGCTAAAATCGGGTCTGTACTGCATAGCTTTTTAACGGTCGATGTATCAAGGCGCATCCCTTCTTCAAGTTCTGCCGCGATGATTATTCGCTTGCCACGCAATTCGGCGTATTCCGGGCTTTTATTTTTTCTGCAATTTACAGTCAGGGTTTCAGCGGATAACGCGCCCGCATAGTCGCCCATGATACGGGCAAGCAGGTTGAATAATGTACTTTTACCGTTGCCGCCCTCGCCGTAAGCAATAATCAGATTTTCGCGTAAAACCTCACCGACGGTAAACATTCCGGCGACTTCCTGCAAATAGCGTTCAAGGTCGCTATCATTGCAGGTCACGCGCTGCAAGAATTCCGCAAACAGTTCCGCCCCCTCGGTTGACGGCGCAACGGTGGTTATTTTAGTACAATAATCTGCGGGGTTGTGGGGTCGCATTTCCCCCGTGCGTAAGTCAACCGTGCCGCCCGGCGTATTCAGCAAATAACCGTCTGCGTCAAGGTCGGAAACGGCAATTTGCAGCTTTGGGCGGGCTTCGGTCAATGCCGCCGATACCTTGGCAGTTTTACGCTCGGATAGGACGTAAGCCCGAAACGCTTCTTCGCGGCTAAGTCGCTTTTTTGCTTCAATGATTTCGCCCTCGTCCCCGACTTCGGTCGCCTTGTTCAAAGCGTTCTGCGCATTGCGTACGCGCCCACGGGCTTCTTTAAGCTGCCGTTCGGTCAAGTCCTGCGCAAGCCCCTGCGCCTTGATTTCGTCCTCCTGCCATACTTCGCCGCTGTATGTAAGCCAGTTTGTCGCTTTGGTGAATTTCAACTTGTTGCCGTATACGCCCGCAATAACATTTGCCTGCCCTATGTCCGTATAGTCGGACGGTTCAAGACTTTTAGAAAAGTCAGCGGCGACATATTCGGCGGGCGGAATATATCCCGGCTGCTTGCTCGTATTGCGGGTATAATTACCCTCCGCGCTACGCCATATTGTAGAAAGCTCGCTATCTGGTAGCGGTTGTTCACAAGTGACGGTCTTTTCTCTAAATGCGGCGTATGCCTTGCCGTCTTCATTCCCGTATTTCTTTAATACGGCGGCGGCAAAGCGGGAAAGCGTTTTATTTCGCTGCCCGATGGGGATAACGTCCGCGAATTTTGGGACTTGTACCGTCCGCACCTGTTTCTCCCATTTCTCGGTAGCTAACTGTTCCATAAATTTGTTAATGCTTAGTTCACCGGGAATATAAGAAACTTGCGGTTTTTCCGTTCCAAAATTGAGTTGCGCCGCGCTTTTTACTATCTCGTCAAAGTGAAGTTTGGGGAACGCTTCTATTAGCCATTTCATATAGCCCGTGTATTCGTCCGCTTCTGTGGTTTCGTCAATCGGGAATATATAATGCTCTTTCGGTCGCGGTGAGCGTCCGTCTTTTTCTTTCATATTGTTTCTGCTCGGATACCAATAGAACGCCACGCCCGGCATTGCGGCTATAACGTGGTTATGGTCGCGCCATTCTGCGGGGTCGTCGCTGTGTGTATTATCAATATCCGCAAGAATACAATTAGCCTTTTGAAAGTTGTCGCCCGTCCTATAACCGCCCTTGTATAGTCCGGGGCAGTTATCAAACTCGACGGCGGCGGCAAGGGCGGCGGTATCGCCCGGCTTGATGGTTACGGCTTTTATAAACCCGCGCGCATTATCGCCTATGCCGCGTCGTCCGGGAGCTTGCCATAAAGTTATATTAAAGTTTGGCATTGTACCGTTCGCCGCCTTTTTGAATGAATTCCTCAAAAGCATTCCGGGTTATGTAACTTCTGTTCCCGCAACGGATAACGGGGAACGCCCCGCGCTTTATGAGATTACGCAAGCCATACTCGGGAAAGCCGTATTCCCGCGCCGCTTGCCTTATTGTCATAATCGTTTTTGTATCTGTTTCCACGACTAACCCCTCCGATAAACTCATTTCTCTTGACTGCATTATACCACAACGCAATTGAGATATCAATAGCAAATCACAAATGAAATTTGTTTTCTTTTCCTATTGACAGCACAACGCAATTGAGATATACTATCGTTAGGTAACGTAAAGGAGTGTTGAGTTATGAATACAGTCGGTGAACGGCTTAAAGCTGCAAGAATGAAAAAAGGGTTGAAGCAATCGGAAGTTGCCGCCGTTTTGAAGTGTGCGCCTACGTCTTTAACGAATTGGGAAAACGATAAAATACAGCCGTCGTTTGAAATACTTGCGCGGTTATGTGAAGTTCTTGAAATTTCTCCGCTCGACTTGCTCGACAGGCAATATCTTTATGATGATATTGTGGAGATTTCAGCAAAACCGCTATATGAACGGACTTATGAAGAAACGATTGCGCTTAATTTCACTCGTTTTAACCTGCAAGAGCAAATACAAGCCGAACGCGATAACGTGGACTATATAGAGCAACGGACAGGGTTATCAACCGCCGCCGTCGCCGCACTCACGGGGAAAGGCACTTTTGATTATGTATTGCGCGATGTTGGCGACGATGAATATGATAATAAAATTACCACTGTTGGGCTTGACGGTCTTAACCGTCTGTTATCTACGCCGCAAGGGCTAAAAGCGTTAGAAGCAATCGCCTATATACTCAATTCAGGCACTTTCTATTTTGCCGACGGCTCAAAGACTGTCCGAATTGAAACAGGAGCATACGCCGACAACTGGGGCAAAACAAACTCGGCGATGTATATTACAGCCGATATGGTTCAAAGCATTCACCGCGACGAATTGTTGCGCTTGCTTGAAGCAATAAAAATACACCCGGAAAAAGAAGAATTGGAAGCAGCAAAAAAAGAGTTCCACAATGATATGAGTAAACGTAAAGGGGGTTAAAGTTCATGGCTTCTATCCGTAAAAGGGGCGATACATTCACGATAACTGCCTATATGGGTTATGACGATACGGGCAAGCAACAAAAGAAAACAACTACTTTTCGCCCGCCTGATAATGTGACAGCTTCAAAGGCTGAAAAATTAGCTCGTGAGTTCGCCGTCAAGTGGGAAGATAAGATAAGGGGTTTTGTCGCTCTTGATGAAAACAGGACGCTTTCAGAGTTGGCGCAATGGTATTATGAAACGATTGCTCCGAATACCTTAAAGCCGAATATCCTAAAAGGTTATATGCAAGGCATATATAACCACGTTATCCCGCGCATAGGACGGGTCAAGCTGAAAGACATAACCCCGCAAATGCTCGACAGCCTTTTCCGTGAGTTGCAGACAAGCGGCAATCTTGAACGCTCTTTCAAACTAAAGGACAATACAACATTTGATGAATACGGCAAAGAGAAATTTATCAAGGACAAGGGGCTTGAACGCGGTACTTTTTACAGAGTTTTACGCGGCGAAACTTGCAGAGGGCAAACCGCCCAAAAGATAGCTGCCGCCCTCGGCATGACGCTTGAAAAGGTTTTCGACGATGTGACAGAGAATAAAGGAATGTCGGGCGCGTCCGTCAACAAGCTGAAACTAAACCTTTCCGCGATATTTACGGCGGCTTGCCGAAAAGAGATAATGCGCCGTAACCCCTGCAAGCTGGTAACGCCGCCGAAAGTGGATACCCCGCCCGCCGCTTTCCTCGATGAAGAACAAAGCCGTTTATTGCTTGTCGCCGCCCATGAGCAAAGCGACTTTCAGCTTGAAGTTATAATAAACCTGTTCTTGGCGGCAGGGCTTCGCTCGGGGGAATTAACTGCGCTCCATTGGTCGGACTTGGATTTTAATACGGGCGTGTTATTTGTCCAACATACCCTTGTACGGCATAACGGGCAGTTTGTACGGCAGACAACAAAAACCGCCGACAGCACAAGGCGAATTGTACTTCCGGCATATATATTGAAACTCTTATCCGAACATAGGGAACGTCAAAAGGAATACCGCGCTTCACTTCGGGAAGTATGGAAAAACCCCGACGACATAATCTTTACAAACCTGCGCGGGGACTATCTGAACGGCGTAAACCTAAACCGCAAGTTAAAGGACATTGTAAAAGCCGCCGGGTTGCCCGATATACACCTGCATAGCCTGCGCCATACTCACGCAAGTTTATTGATAAATTCCGATGTCACGGCAAGGGTCATAGCGGACAGGTTAGGGCATAGCACAACGAAAACCACACTCGACACATACAGCCACGTTTTCGCCGCAAGTGAAGTTAAAGCAATGCAAGCCGTGGAAATGAAGCTGTTCAGCACGGATAAAGCGGTAAACGAATAATCAAATAAGATTAAAGCCACAAAGACTAACCCCGGAAACGGGCTAATTTTTGTCGCTTGTTTGTCGCTTATACATACTAAAAGTCGCTTATTTATGCTCGATGATACTAAATCACGAATTGCACAAAACCTTGATATAACGGGCTTTACTCGAATATTCTAAACGATATTATGTTATGGTGTTAGTCTGGGAAGGAATTACGTATAACGTCCAGTTTGACAATAACAATGGTAGTGGCACTATGGGATTGCAACAATTCCAATATGGCGTACCTGAAAGATTAGATGAATGTCTATTCTCAAGAGCGGGTTACATGTTTGATAGATGGTGTGTTGATGCTAACGGAGCAGGCACTAAATATGAAAACAAAGCTTTAGTAGAGAATTTAACTACTACTCAAGGTGCAACCGTGAAACTTTTTGCACAGTGGTTACCAGGTAGTTATACTGTTGTATTGAATCCAAATAGTGGTACAACCAATACTTCAAGCGTACAAGTTAATATGGGCGCGAACATGCCGTCATCTATTGAAAAACCATTTAGGCAACATTATGTATTCCAAGGGTATTTTTCACAACAAACGGGTCCTGCAACTCAGTACTACAATGCAAATATGGAAAGCGCGAATGTCTGGGATCAACCTAATAACTCTACAATTTATGCCCGCTGGACACCTTACCAATACACTATCACATATTATGGTATAGACACTTGGAATCCTGCAACATATACATATGAACAAGAGGTTAAAATAACAGCGCCTTCTAAGATCGGACATACATTTAAGGGCTGGTACAGAGGTGCTAATGTTACTCCTTTGTATAATCCTGATTATGAGATACCAGCAGGCTCTTCTGGCGACTTCTCTTTAACTGCTACATGGGAACCAAACACATATACAGTGAATTACGATTCTAATGGTGGAGCTGTGGGGACAGCTATAGCTTCTCAAGTTTTCACATATGGTACTACCCCGAATTTGCAATCTAATACAGATGCTAACTTTACAAAAGTTGGATATACATTCCAGGGCTGGGATGAAGATCAAGATGCAACAATTCCAACATATGCAAATGGTGCGCCAATAACTACAGATTTAGCTACGGGTGCGCTTGGTGATACGGAAGTAACTATGTTTGCTATCTGGAAAGCAAATACATATACCGTTGTGTTCCATTCAAATTGCACACCTGAGGCAACAAAAAATCAAACATTCACATACAATGAAAATTTAAAGGCGTTAAGTAGTAACACCTTCGACAGAACGGGGTATAGCTTTGATAAATGGGATACAATTCCTGCCGGAGGGGGCACGTCCTATACAAACAATCAAAATGTTCAAAATCTAGTTACAGGTGCTTCTGGTTCTGACACATTTAATTTATATGCCCAATGGACAATTATACCGTATACCATAACATATGAGGAAGTTGAAGGCGCTACAAACACCAATCCTTCTGGATATAACTATGAAGATGAAACAATAACATTTGTTCTTCCGACTAAGGTTGGCTATACATGTACTGGTTGGTACGATCAACTTACTGGCGGTGAACAAGTAATAAGCATACCGCAACACTCAACAGGGAATAAAACTGTTTATGCTAGATGGCAAGCTAATACATATTATGTCAACTATAACTCAAATAAACCAAGTCTTACCCATGGCACACTTGGTGGTAGTATGTCTCCAAGTACGCATACATATAACGTAGCGACTCCTCTTACAGCAATAGGATATACATTATCTGGTTGGGAATTTGATAAATGGACTACTAACTCTGATGGGACTGGTACATCGTATGCAGATGAGTATAGTGGACTTCCTCTGACATCTGAAGCTAATGCAACGGTTCAATTGCATGCAAATTGGATTAAGCAAACATATGCCATAAATTATGAGCTGAATGGTGGTACAAATTCTGCATCCAATCCGGCTTCGTATGATGTTGATTATGCAGAAATAACACTCCAAAATGCAACAAGAACTGGATATACATTTAGTGGTTGGTACACGCAAAATGTAGGTGGCGTCCCAGTGACGAAGATACCACAAGGTTCTGATGGTGTTAAATACTTATATGCCAGATGGACTGCAAAAGAGTACACAGTTCACTTTGATGCCAACACAGGTTCAGGAACTTTAGACGATCAAGTAATTGCATATGATGCACCGCCTACAAATCTGAGAGATAATACGACTATTACCAAACTTGGTCATACCTTCAGTGGCTGGAATAGACAAGCTGATGGAACAGGTAATGCGTATGCAAATAAAGCTCCTATAACAAACCTAGCTACAGGTGAGCCTGGTGATGACCTAGTCACTTTGTACGCTATATGGACACCTAATACATATTGGGTCAGATTTAATGCAAATGGTGCAGGAACAAGTGGAACTATGCCAGATCAAAAGTATACCTATGGCGCCACTCCTGTAGCATTAGATAACAATATTATCACTAGGGTAGGATATACATATAGCGGACAATGGGGAACCACATCTGGAGGCGGTACTCTCTACGCAAATCAAGCTCCTGTAAGTAATTTAACTTCCGATCCAGATGCCATTTTCAATCTGTATGCACAATGGACACCTAACAATTATACCGTGACACTAGATGCAAATGGGGGGTCAGTTGGAACTGCAAGTGTGGTAGCTACCTATGATGCTGCAATGCCCACTCCTGCAACAAAGCCTACAAGAGATGATTATACATTTACTGGCTACTACTCACAGCAAACAGGTGTTGCAACGCAGTACTATGATGCAGATATGCTAAGCACTCATATCTGGGATCAGGCAAACAATTCAACCATTTATGCTCGCTGGACACCAGTTGTATACACACTTACCTATGATTTAACAGGCGGTGCCGTGAATTATGCAGAAAATCCAGCAAATTATACGGTAGAGTCAAACGTCATAACTTTAGGTGACCCGACAAGAGTTGGTTATATTTTCAAGGGGTGGACGTCAGATCAACAACTAACACCCCAAAAATCGTTGCAAATACCACATGGGACACCGTTAAGAAATATAACTCTTGTACCTGTATGGGAAGCAAATACGTACACAGTTCAATACAATGCAAATAAGCCTGTCGCTTCATCAGGGGCTCTTTCAGGCTCTGTTGCAAACACCCCAGCTACATACGACGCAGACTTTGATGTCGCAACAAATGGGTATTCTATACCTGGCTGGAAGTTTAAGTATTGGACCCTGACTACAGGTGACGTTACGGCTGATTCAGATAAATTCTTTGAAGGAGCAACTAAGAAGAATCTAACCACAACAAATCTGGAGACGGTTGAATTAAATGCTCAATGGGAGCCTATTACATACACATTAAAGTTTGACGACAATAAGCCCGCAACATCTACTAATCCTTTGGGAGGCACTGCTTTACCAAACACTACCATTACATATGATTCTAAGTACTCAACATCCAACATCAGCAAATCTACCAGAACGCTTACAGGATGGAGAATAACAGGCTTTAAAGTATTGGGAACAACGTATGCAGGAACAGGTGTCGATATATCTAAATTAACCACTGTCGATGGTGACTTGCTAACAGTTGATATTATATGGACAGAAAATGTATATAAAATAAAGTATAATGCGGGCTACACTGTACCAGCTCCCACGACACTTTCCTATACTACTGAAAACTATAACTATGAGTCTAGCATCACTTTGAGATTAATATCAGAATGTCCAGGATTTGCTACAAGACCTGGCTACACCTTTAGTAATTGGCGTACAACATTGCCTCCAACTGCAGGAACGACATATGCGCAGGGCGCATCCCTCGCAAAACTTCTTGCTTCTAACAATGGAACATTCAATCTACACGCTATATGGACACCCAATAATTATACGGTAGCTATTGACAAGCAGGGTGGAACGTTACAATATGTTAGCCCAAGCTCGGATGTTGGTACTCATATGACATTCACATATGACTTAGCTACTGTAGGTAACAATATAACAGCTACACGCAATGGTTATACTTTCAAAGGTATATACCAGAACGCAAATGAAACTGGATTCAACACTCATAATAGCAGTGGAACTGCGTTAAAGTACAATCCAGCAGACCCAACCACAGTAACTCAATTGTATGCTTGCTGGACACCTATAGTTTATACAATCACTTACAACATGCCTAGTGGCGCAGGGAATCCTTCTGGAAACCCAGAGACATATACAATAGAGTCTTCACAAATCACCTTAAGTGATGCAACTTACACAGCGGGATATACTTTCAAAGGCTGGAGACCAGCAGGCAGTACAGATATCCCTGTGATAGGATATAAAATTAATCAGGGAACAACTGGGAATATAGTACTTGAACCAGTATTTGAGGCTTGTTCATATTCAGTACAATTCCTGAAGAACCAGCCAGGGGCAGGTGCTGTCACTGGTAATATGGATCCAATGACATTTACTTATGGTCAGCAACAGAATTTAACAGCTAATGATTTTGCTACTACAGGATACGCTTTTACAGGCTGGAATACTGCAAGCGATGGATCGGGTACAGGGTACTCTGATGGTCAGTTAGTTGGTAATCTCTGTTCTTCAAGTGGTGGGATAGTGGATTTATACGCTCAATGGTCAATTATTGAGTATAACATCACCTACACGCTAAATGGTGGTCAGTTAGGAGCAGGTTCTCCTCTAAAATACACCTATGAGAGTACTACTATGCTGGTAAGCCCGACACGGACTGGATATCAGTTCAGTAAGTGGTACCTAGATGGAGACCCAATGCAAAATGAGGTAAATACAATAACTCCTGGTCAGACAGGCGATAAGAAATTTGTAGCTGTATGGGAGGTTCTGCAATACACAGTCATACTAGTAAGAAATGGTGGAACAGCGGGCACTGGAACAGTTACAGCCACATATGGACAATTACTGCCATCTGGAGCGATTGCTCCTACCAAGACGGGATATATATTTGGTGGATATTATGAAACATGTGATGGTACAGGCAATGTGTCAGGCACGCAATACTATGATGGAAGCATGAACCCTGTAGTAGGTAATGAGTGGCTAAAAACTACAAACAACGTGGAGATTTACGCAAAGTGGACAGCAATTACCTATACAGTTAGGTTTGATAAAAACAAGCCATCAACTGCGGACGCTGCTACACCAGTGCAAGGCAATACGGGAGATCAAAGTTTTGTATATGATGTAGGACAACACTTGAACACCAACAACTATACATTACTAGGGTGGACCTTTACGGGTTGGACTTCCGAGTCTAATGGAAGTGGAAATAGTTATGACAATAACGAAAACGTAAATAACCTGACCTCTACAAACGGAGCTACGGTTACACTATATGCACAATGGACATTAAATAACTACGAAGTAAGATTTGAGAAAAATAAACCAGAAGCTGCATCGCATCTAGTACAAGGCAATCAAATGGATAATCAGCTTTTCAACTATGATGAAGAAAAGAATTTAACAGCTGTTGGTTATACTTTAGAAGGTTGGAGATTTAATGGCTGGAACACCAAGGTAGACGGAACCGGCACAACATATGCAAATAGTGCACTTGTAAAAAATCTAACAACTGCCGATGATGTTGAAGTTCCACTATATGCAAGATGGATACGTAATGATTATACAGTTGAATTTGTAAAGAATAAGCCAGACGGTGCGTCGGCAGTAGAAGTACAAGGCAACCTGATGACACAATCGTTTAAGTATGACATAGAACAAAATCTCAAGTCTAATCCATATACACTGAAAGGTTGGACATTTGCGGGCTGGAATACGCTTGCTAACGGCGATGGAACAAATTACGCAAATAATGCGGCTGTAAAGAATCTGACAAATACACATAACGGTGAATCTGTGAAGCTATATGCACAATGGACAAAGAACACTTATTCCGTGGTATTTGATACTAATCAACCTGCAGTAGCATCTAATAGCGTAACTGGAACGATGGCTAACCAGAGCTTCACATACGACGATCCTGTTAAGCCTTTGACGCTTAATGCATACGAACTAACTGGCTGGACATTTGGCGGTTGGACTAGAAATGCAGATGGAACAGGTGCTTTCTATGCAGACCTAGCAGAAGTTAGTAATTTAACACACGTACCATATGGTCAAGTCCGGTTATATGCAAAATGGACACCAAATACATATACGGTTACGATTTGGCACACAAATAATGTCAATCCAAGCTATGCCGCATCAACTGCGCATCAAACCGTAGTAATGACATATGACCATCTTGTACCAGCAGCTGCAGAAACCCCGAGTATAACAGGATTTACCCTACAAGGAGTATTCGAACTTGAGGGTGGCAGCGGGATACAGTATTACAGTGGAAGTATGGCACGTACAGCAGTTTGGAAAAATACAACGCTAGAGAATATATATACTTTCTGGAAAGAAAATACATACACCATTAACTATATGAAGAACAAGCCAGCCAAGGCGTCAAATTCAGTTGATGGCAGTATGGATTCAGAAACAAATGTTAAATATACTGAACTCCGCACCTTAAAGAATATAACTGGCGGATATAGCTTAACTGGTTGGGAAATTGGCGACTTCACTCGCACATGGAACTTAAAAGCGGACGGAACTGGTACGGCATTTGAAAACACCGCTCAAGTTTCTGAGTTGACTAGTGCCCAAGGCGGTATAGTTAATCTCTATGCACAATGGACGCCTCAAGAGTCGATAATTACTTTCATTAACGGAGGTACCGCAAATCCGACAACATCTACTGCAACTGCTAAGTATGATCATGATATGCCTAAGGTTACAATGCCTACTAATACAGGATATAAGTTTGGAGGATACTTCACTGGTCCTGATTCGACAGGCGAAAAATACTATTCAGATACATTACGTTCTCAGAAAGTTTGGAAGAAACTGAAGAACAATGATTTAGACCTCTATGCGTACTGGACAGTATATACATATAAACTCAACCCAGATAACACGGCAACAATTACTGGCTTTATACCAGATCCTGCAATAAGTGGGGTGCTCGAAATTCCTGATACTATTGAAGGGCACACTGTAACAAGGATAGAAAGTGCTGCAATGGATGCAACTAAGACGCCAAAACTCAACACAGATGTAACTGAAATAGTTGTACCTTCAACCGTTACTAGTTTAGGAATACAATCTTTTGCAGATACTACTACAGATGTAACCTTTGAAGCGGGAAGCACACTAACAAAAATAACCTCTTACTCATTCAGTGAGTATGCAGGAAGTACATTTACAGTGCCTGCATCAGTTACAGAGATAGAGCCTAATGCATTCAAAGACTGTACGGCTCTAGAAACCGTAGTAATACCTAATACAGTTACGACAATAGGCTTGGATGCCTTTGCGGGTTGTAACAATATAACAGAAATCACCATACCTTTACAGAACCCATACAACGCTACGACAAACTCTTACTTACGTTACTTCTTTGGTGGTAGGTCATACTATACAGGAGCTGCAATACCTGCTAGCTTAGAGACTGTAAATGTTGCGGCCGGCACTACAACCATTCCTACTCATGCGTTTGAAAACTGGACAGGAACAGGTTTAACCATTAATTTACCTGCAAGCGTAAGTAGTATTGCAAGTGATGCATTTAACGGCACTACTGCAAGTGTAGTCATTGAAAACGGCTCTGCACTAACAACGATACCAACTGGTGCATTCAAGGGATATAAAGGCGCATCTATTACTATGCCAAACAGCATTACCAGTATAGAAACTGAAGCTTTCAGTGGCTGTACTAACTTAGGTGCGACTATCATTCCAACGAGTGTAACAAACATTGGGGCTAACGCATTCAAGGATGTAAGTGGACAAGTAACATTTGCTACTCCAGCAACAATTACAACAATTGGACCAAATGCATTTAATGGATATAAGGGTGGAACTGTGTTAATACCAGACAGCGTGACTACAATAAGCAATAACGCATTCTTAGGCGCTACTGGAATAACCACATTAAACACAAATCAAGTAGAAACTATTGGAGTAGATGCATTCAACGGATGCTTAGAGCTAGCTAGTGTACATGTTGGTCCAAAACTAAATTCAATTGCAACAGGCGCATTTGATAACTGTCCAAAACTTACTCAATTTACAGTTGATGGTGACAATCCTAACTACAAAGCAGTAGATGGAATACTATATTCAAAAGATGGAACTAAACTAATCAGATGCCCAGAGCTAAAGACCTTTGAAGTGTTACCATTTGAGGTTCCAGCAGGCGTTACTTCAATAGAGCCAGGAGCATTCCTAGGTTGTAATAACTTAACATCCATAACTTTACCTGCAGGCCTTACAAACATTGGAGATGAAGCCTTCAAGGGTGTGCCAGTTGGCCCAACTGTAGCTTTACCAAGCACGCTAACGACCATTGGCATAGAAGCTTTCGAAAATTGTGATGAACTAGTAACAATAGATGTACCTGCATCGGTTACAAGCATTGGACTCGGTGCCTTTGCAGACTGTAACAAATTAACTGCGATAAATGTTCACGCAGATAATCTAAACTACTCATCATCGCCCGCTGGCGTATTATACAACGAGAGTCAAGACACGTTATTACAATATCCAGCCGGTAAGGAAGTTCTAATACCTAGTGCATACACGGTTTTATCTAATTGTAAAGTCATAGAATCTAAAGCATTCAAGGGTGCAACTAAATTAGAGAAAGTTGTATTACCAAACGGTTTAGAAACCATTGAAGCAAATGCTTTTGAGGGCTGTACTGCTCTAAAGGAAATCAACATACCAAATACCGTAACAAGTATTGGTGCTCTAGCTTTTGCAAACTGCACAAGCTTACCAAATATAACGATAGCTAATTCGGTGCAAGACATTGGGGCACAAGCATTCATGAATTGTACATCGCTAGAAACTGTTACAATACCAGCAGCACTACTCTCTCTAGGTAATGGCTTGTTTGCAGGCTGTACATCATTAACAGACATCATAGTCGATAACGGAAATACTGGTTATGCAGACGAGAACGGAGTCTTGTTCAATAATGATGGAAGTATATTAATTAAATATCCAGAAGATAAGGCTGATCTTACATATACAATTCCAAATACGGTATCTACTATTGAAGCTGGGGCGTTCCAAGATGCTAAGAATTTGACGCAAGTTACCATTCCTTCGAGTGTACAGGTAATAAATGCAAACGCATTTAAGGGCTGCTCTGCCTTGGATACTGTAATATTTGAGGCTGGTTCAACTCTTACCACAATAGGAGACGAAGCGTTTAGTGGATGTGCTTTAACATCAATCACATTCCCAGATTCAGTACAGACCATTGGCGCCAGTGCATTTGTAGGAAATGCAGGTCTTGCTACAGTAACTTTTGGCGCTTCAATGAAATCAGTGGGCGCAAATGCATTCAAGAATATAACTGCACTAACTACAGTCAACTTTGCTGAAGGCAATAATTTCAAGACAATTAATGCAAGTGCATTTGAAGGGTGCTCAGGCATTACAACATTGGATCTACCTGAAGGGTTAACAACAATAGGCGCAAATGCATTGAAGGGAACGAGCATAGCAACAATTACAATTCCAAGCACAGTTACCTCAATTGGAGGATCGGCATTTGCAAATTCTAGCCTATTGAAGAACATCTACATTACACCAAAAGAGCCTGTTTCATCCACAGTACCTAGCTCACTAGGAACTAGTGCCTTTAGTGGAATGACTAACTTCAAGATCTGGGTAGATAGAACTCTTATAAATACATTCAGAAATGCACCTGGCTGGGCAGACTATGCAATAAATATTTGTCCAAAAACGGTGGTTGTAACATTTGATATTGGCAAAGGCGCAACTAATCCTGGTGCAACATCTTCAGAGATTACCTATGGCACAACGGTAACTGCTCCAGTTCTAAATATCGCTGATGGATATACCTTTGATGACTGGTATGCAGAGGCTGCTAGAGTGCTTCCATTTGATGAGCTTGCACCTATAGAAAAAGATATTACCATCTACTCTAAGTGCATAGCTAATGAATACAACCTAACCCTAAATTGGGCAGGTGCTAGTACGCCAACCAATACAGTAGTAACCTTTGATGAACTCATGCCATACATTGATACAATGACAAGAGACGGCTACATTTTCAAGGGATTCTTTGCTAGCGAAAATGGAGTTGGTACACAATATTATGAAGCTAACTTCATGCCAGTAGCAGATAAACTCTGGGATCAATTCGTAGAATATCCAGTCATCTATGCCTACTGGTCAATGTATGAATATACTATTGATGAAGCTGGCGTTACAATAACAGGACTTGCTAAGAATGCTGTAGTTCCAGCGAACTTAGTTGTACCAAGTGTAATACAAGGAATGTCAGTTGTCGGCATTGGTGCATCGGTATTTAACGCAGATATTAATCCTGCATGTGGCACTAATATAACTGCTATTACAATACCAAATACAATAAAGACAATAGGCAACTTAGCATTTAATAACTGTATCAATGTACAAACAGTAACATTTGCGGAAGGCAGCACATTAGAAAGCATTGGTACAAGTGCATTTGCTAACTTGAGAAATCTGACGAATCTAACCATACCAAGTTCAGTTGCAACAATAGGTGCAAATGCAATTAATGGATGCTCTAAGATAATCCGTGTTGATTTCTCAAGAGTGACACCTCCAGAGATTGGAACAACAGGGTTATATTCCACAATTAATCCTGCAGCACTAATCTTTGTTCCAACTGCGAACATAGGTGCATATAGACTAGGAGATTGGGCAAAGCATCAGGCGATTGTCAGACCTAAGACTGTAAGAGTACTGTTTGATAGTAAGGGTGGTCCAGCAATTTCGTCACAAGTTATTACATATGGCGAATATGCAACACAACCTGAATCTACTCAAGTAGCAAGACCTGGATACATATTCGATGGCTGGTTCATAGATGATGTAACATTTGCAAATCAGTTTGTATTTGCTACAACTAAGATTGCATATGAAAACATGTCTGAGACCGATAAGGCAAACTCTCAAATTACACTGTATGCAAAATATACGCCTATAAAATATACAATCAAATTTGATGCTAACAATGCCTCAGCAACAGGCGTAATGGCAGACATGACTGATTGTATCTATGATGTATCATACACACTTCCAGCGTTTGGCTTCCAGTATCTAAGACACACCTTTGCAGGCTGGGCAACGACATCTAGCGGTAATGCAGTCTATTCTGACAAAGCGGTTGGAGTTAACAATTTGACAACAGAGAACAATGCTACAGTTACACTCTATGCTAAATACAATGAAATTACATCTTACCAAATAGAGTTTAATAAAAATTCGGAACATGCAGATGGCACAATGGCTGCAATGACGAACCTAGCATATGACACCTCGTATAATCTCACAGCGTTTGGCTTTACTCCTCAAACAGGATATAAGTTTGTAGGCTGGGCGCTTACGCCAACAGGCGCAGTTGTATATGAGAATAACGCATCTGTTTCCAACTTAGCACAGATGAATCCAGTAGTTACACTCTATGCAAAATATGAGCTAATTAAATACACAATTGCATTTGATAAAAATTCTCTAGATGCAGATGGCACAATGGATCCAATAACCAACTGTGAGTACGGTACGGGATATGACCTCCCAGCCAATACATTCACACACGCTACTTTAACTTTCCAAGGCTGGGCATTAACGGAAGAGGCAGCAGCAGCTGGTACTGTTACATATACAAATGGAGCAACTGGAGTATCTAATCTGACGACCATAGATGGCGCTACAGCTACTCTCTACGCAGTCTGGGCATAAGCCTAAAAATAGTTGATTACTATACAATAAAGCAGTCGAAAGGCTGCTTTTTGTTTAGGCACAACTTG